CGATCGCAGCTTCTCGGCGAAGACGGGCGAGGGACGTGTGGGGATTCGGCGGGGCCTGAAGGTCCCGCTGCCGCCGCGCGCGGACGGGAAGCCGCAGCGAAAGACGGCCACGGCCGTGCCGTCGCGGTACGGGCACCTGGTTGAGTTCGGCCACGGCGGGCCGCAGCCGGCGCCGGCGCACCCGTTCATGGTGCCGAGCGCCGAGGCGGAGCGCGAGGCCTACCTCGCGGCCTGCCGCGACGCCGGCAAGGCGATTGAGCGCGACATGAGCCACGTCGGCTCGAGGACCCTCTGATGCCGGCCTCGATGCTGCCCGTGCTGTGGCCGGCGCTCTACAGCGCCCTGAACGTCGCGGCGATCACCCAGACGCTCGGCTGCGCGGTCTACGACCACCTGCCGCAGCCGCCGCCGGCGGGGCCGTACCTGGTCCTGCAGTCGCCGACCGAGGGCCCGAACCGGACGATGGGGACGCTGGGGTCGAACACGACCTTCCAGATCCACATCTTCACGTCGTCGGACCACTACGAGGGGTCTGGCCTGGCGCAGCGAATCCTGAGCGCCGCGGTCGGACTGCTGGAAGGCGCCACGCTGACGCTCAGCGGGTTCAGCCTCGATGGCGTGCTCTACGAGAACGGATTCGAAGCGGGCGTCGAGGACGTCAACGGCGTGACCTACCGGCACTACGTCGGAATGTTCCGCGCGATTGCGGGTGACGCATGAGGTGTGAGCGCTGCGGCGAGTACCACGCGTCGGCGTATGACCGGATCGCCTGCGCGCTCGAGCGCATCGCCGATGCCCTTGAGCTCGCGTGCACGCCTGAGGACGAGCCGGAGCCGGAGGGCTGCCCGCACCCGGAGGACAAGCGCCGGGCGCTCAACGGCTGGAACGGCTACGAGTGCGGGGTGTGTGAGGCACGGATCGGCGCCCCGATCGTGAGGACCCGATGATTTTGCGCAACGTCAAGATCTACTTCGCCGAGCACCACCTCAGCGGCTCGTTCAACCAGGTGGCCCTCACGTCGGAGTGTGAACCCAAGCCGAACACGACGTTCGGGACGACCACCAAGACGTCGGAGGCCGGGCTGTTCGCCAACGCCATCAGCGGCCAGGTGCTCTACGACGGCGGCGCCGTGCTCGACGGCATCTTCGACGCGAAGCTCGCGCTCGCCGGCCAGCCGATCACCGTCTCGCCCGACGGCGCCGACGCCGGCGACATCGCCTACTTCATGGCGGCGCGCCAGGGCAGCTACACGCCGTTCAGCGCGCCCGTCGGCGAGCTGCACGGGGGGTCGTTCGCCGCGGAGGGCGACAGCGGGTATCGCCTCGTCCGCGGCAGGGTCTTCGTGGGGTCCGGCAATCGCGACGCGACCTTCTCGTCCGGCGTGATCGAGCTGGGCCCCACGACGGCGGATCAGCGGATCGTCGCCGTCATCCACGTCCTGGCCGCCGCGGCCGACGCGGACCCGACCCTCGCGGCCGTCGTCAAGTCGGCCCCGGCGTCCGACTTCGCGGCGCCGAGCGACCGCATCACGTTCGCCGTCGCGACCGACACGACGTCGGAGCTGAAGACCGTCGTCGGGCCCGTCACCGACGAGTTCTTCCGCGTGGACGTGAGCATCGGCGGCACCAATCCCGCGTTCAACGTCGTCATCGCCGTCGGCATCGTCGGCAAGTAAACCGGAGAGACCACATGATTCTGAAAGATGTGACCTTGGGCGGGGCGCTGAGTGGGCTCTCCGCGTTCGTGAAGCAGATCACCCTCAACGTCGGCGCCGAGGTGATCGCCGACACCCGCATGGGCATGACGACGAAGGCCAGCGAGGGCGGCATGAAGGAGTGGACGGGGTCGATCACCTTCAAGCAGGACTTCGCCGACAACTCGGTGGACGAGACGATCTGGAACCTGATCGGCACGATCGGCACCTTCGCCGCGAAGCCGACGTCGGACGCGATCAGCACGGGCAACCCGGAGTACACCGGCTCGGCCCTGTTCACCGGCTTCGGGCCGATCACCGGGGCCGTCGGCGCCCAGGCGGAGACGACGGTGAACTTCGTGTCCGCCGGCGACCTGACGCGCGACGTCACCGCGTAACGGCGGCGACCCATCGCCGGGCGGCGGCTGGCCTCACGTCCGCGCCTCGACCGCTGGCAGACCGGGGCGAAATCGTCTGCCGGGTTCACCTGGGAGGATTGCATGTTCGTGACCGCGGACCGGCTGCAGGCGCTCGCTGCCCGGCCCTACGAGGACGTGCCGGTGCCCGAGCTGGGCGCCGGCGAGACCATCCGGGTCGTCTGTCTCTCGGCCCTCGCCAAGGACCGGTGGGACATCGGGTTCTGGACGCCTGGGGAGGACGGCAAGCCGCTCTACAGCGCCGAGGGCTCGCGCGGCCGGCTGCTGGCGTTGACCTGTTGTCTCGAGGACTTCACCCCGATCTTCCCGGACTACGCCGCCGGCGTCGCGTTTTTCAACGGCCTGCGGTCCGACGTCGCCGACCGGCTCTACGAGGTGGCCGAGCGGATCAGCGGCCTGAAGGCCGACCTGGAGTCACTAAAAAAGGCCTTCGGCGCCGTCCTGGCCGGCGCTTCCTCCACCAGCTAGCGGAGAAGCTCGGGTACGCCAGCATCGCGCGGATGCTGGCCGAAATGAGCAGCCCGGAACTGAACGACTGGATCGCGTTCTACGCGCTCGAGTCGGACGCGCGCAAGCTGATCGCACAAGGGATGGACGAGACCCTCGCCTACGAGGGCGTGTGGAAAACACCTGAGGACTGATGGCCACCATCGCAGCGCTCGTCGTGCGGGTCCAGGCGGACACGGCCGACGTCATGACGAACCTGCCCAAGGCGGAGGCGGAGTTCAACAAGACCGCCGCGGCCATGACGCGCGCCTCGGATGCCGCGAAGGGCCGGGCCACGCCGGCGTTCGGCGCCCTGTCGGGCGGGCTGCGTGAAGTCGACAAGACCTTCGCCGCCTTCGGCTTCTCGCTCGAGCGGCACGTCGGGATGCTCGACGAGCTCGGCCAGCTGTCGGGGAAGACCGCGTCGCAGCTCGGCACGCTCGGCACAGCGACCAGCGTGGCCGCGGCCGCGTTCGCCGGCTGGAATATCGGCCGCTGGATTGCCGACCTGACTGGCGCCGACGCGCAGGTCGCGAACTTCACCGCCCGGCTCTTCAATCTCGGTGACGTCGCCGCGGAAACAGCCGGCGCGAAGATGGACACCATCCGCCTCGCGATCCAGCGCGGCGCCGACGCGACCATCTCCTACACCGACGCCATCAAATTCAATATCGACTGGGCGAAGAAGCACGCCGAGTCGTTCGACACCGTCGCCAATCGCGTCGCGAAGTGGAACGCCGAGATCAACAAGATCGCGGCGGAGGGGAAGCTCGAGCAGCTCCGCGGCGACATCGAGGAGCAGCGCGGCACCCTGGCGGAGCTCGCCAAGGAATACGGCGTCTCCGAGCGCGCGCTCCAGGACTTCGTCCGCGAGGAGCGCGAGGCCGCCAAGGCGATCGAGGAGCTGACCGCCGCGAAGAAGCGGGCCGCGGCCGAGACCGAGAAGCTCCGGAAGAAGGAAGTCGAGCTCGCCGAGTACATGAAGACGGAGTCGGTGAAGGCCATCCAGGCGGTGACCCACGAGCTCACCGTGGCCCAGGGGCAGCGGATCGGCGACGCCATGGGCAGCCTGCTCCAGATGCACGCCGACGCCGGCCGGCGCGCCGCGGAGCTGTTCGGCACGGCCCAGATTTCGGAGCTCGACGCGCAGCTCTCCGCGATGAAGGCCAAGTACGAAGCGGACATGCAGAAGGCGGACTGGTACGCCATGAACATGCCGATGCTGAACGGCATGCAGCGCACCGCGCAGGAGGTTCGCGACCTGCTCACCGCCGAGTTCGACCGGTCGTGGAACGACATCGTCGCCGGCGCGAACACGCTGCCGACCGACGTCAAGCCGCCGATGGACGGCGTGGCCCAGGTGGCCCAGCAGACCGGCCAGGCGATCGTGCTGCCCTTCAGCACCGGGTTCTCGCGCATCCTCAGCGAGGCCTCCACCTGGTCGCACAACCTGGCGCAGATGATCCTCGAGCGCCGCCGCGAGCTCGACGCGATCGAGCAGGCCTACAAGAACGCCGGAATCTTCGTCGGCCCGGGCCCGTTCGGCGCGGCGATCAATCCCCCGACCATCCGCCCCTTCGCCACCGGCGGGATCGTGACCAGGCCGACCATCGGACTGGTGGGGGAGGCCGGGCCCGAGGCCGTGATCCCGCTCGACCGGGCGCGTGGCGTCGGGTCGACCACCATCATCAACGTCACCGTCAAGGGCGGCATCGACGGCCCCGGCTCGGCCGCGCGTCGCGGCCGCGAGGTGGCCGACGCCCTGGCGGCGCGGCACCGGCAGATGGGCAGGTCGTTCTGATGGCCGCGCCCGTCGCGCGCCTCGGCGTGATGCGGCTCGGCGCCTCCCGGCTGAACACGTATCAGCCGTGGGTCAAGGTGCTGATCGACGGCGTCGATCGTACCGCCAGCAACCAGGTCCTCAACACGAGCGAGGCGCAGATCACGGTCACCCTGGCGCAGGGACAGGAGCCCAGCGTCGCGACCTTCCGGGTCAAGGGCTTCGCGCCGGCGATGTGGCAGCAGGTCCTGATCTACGTCGGCGACACGGACGCCGCGCACTGTCTCTTCCGCGGCCAGGTTCTCGCGGTGGACGCCGTCGTCGACGGGGCGCCGACGAGTGTCAGCTACGACGTGAGCTGCATCGACCGCACGCCCCTGCTGGACCGACGGCGGGTGCTCCGGCAGTACGGCACCCAGTCGGCGACCGCGATCGTGCTCGACATCATGTCGCGGTACACGACCGGTTTCACAACCGACCACGTCGACGTCGCCCTGCCAGACATTGATGAGATCACGTTCAAGAACGACCACGTCAGCGACGCGTTGACGCGGGTCGCCGAACGGATCGGAGCGTACTGGTGGATCGACGCGGGGGACGACCTGCACTTCACAACGTCTCAGGAGGAGACCGCCGGGACCATCACGAGCGGCTCGCTCGAGGGCGTCCGCACCGCGCGCGACCTGGCGAAGAGCGAGGACTACAGCCAGGTGGTGACGCGCGTATGGTCGCGTGGCGGGGGGGCGACCGCGGTTGAGGAGGTGTCGCCGGGCAGCGCGATCATCAAGGTCGAGGATGTCAGCTGGTACGCCGCCTCTGGCGGGCTCGTGGAATCCGGGCCCCAGCGCCTCACCTACACCGGTTTTGGCCAGCCGGCCGCGCCCGTCGCGGCACCCTCCGGCACACCCGGCGTCGTGGCGGGGAATCTCCGCGGGGGCTACGTCTACGCCGTGACCTACGCGCGTGAGGGCGGCGAGACTACCCCCGGACCCGAATCCAGCGTCATCACTGCCGGCGCGACAGGCCCGAGTGCGGCCGGTCTGGCGATGGTCATGGGCTCGGGGGGCGCGATTCCGACGGGGACGGTCGTGCGGTACAAAGTGGCATTCGTCACGGGGAGCGGCCTCGGATCGGTGGGCCTCGCGTCTGGGCCCTTCACGGTCTCTGGCGGAGGCAACTCCATCGGCGTCGGGGGCGTCTCAGGTCCGATTCCCACTGGCCCGGCCGGCACTACCGCACGGTATCTGTATCGGTCCGACAACAACAGCCCGTACGGACTTATCCAGGTGATCCCGGACAACACCACCACCGGGGCCGTCGACGGGAACAACGTGCTTGGCCAGCCGCCGATCGAAACGGGCACGCCGGTCACCGTGACCAGCATTCCCACGGGCCCGGCCGGCACCACCGCGCGCGGCCTCTATCGTCGCTCGACGACCGCCACGCTCTCCAAGCGCGTCGTGCAACTCAACGACAACGTCACAACAACCTACGTCGATGACGTGGCCGACGAGCACCTTGGCGACGAAGCGCCGCGCGTGAACACCGTGCCGCCGTACCTGGCTGGCATCCCGGCCTCGGGCGATGGCGCCGTGCGCTACACGATCAAGCAGGGCGACCAGGTCAACGTGCTGGAAATGGCCGAGGACGAAGACGCGCAACTGGCCATGGCGGCGCTCGTTGGAAGCGTCGATCCAGAAGACGGAGTGATCGAGGAGTTCATCTCGGACGGCCGGCTGAGCGCCACCGAGGCGCTCAACCGCGCGCAAGCGGTGCTCGCCGAGCGCAAGGACGGGGTGACTACCGTCACGTTTGCTACGCGCGACCAGACCTGCACGCCCGGGCGACTCGTCTCGGTCGAGACGGACTATCCCGCGGTCAGCGGGTCGTATCGGATTCAGCGCGTGACGGTCACCGAGATCGGCATCGACGGCGGCGCGGCGACCTCACGGGTCTTCCCGCTGCGCGCCGTCGAGGCCTCCAGTAGGCGTTACTCCTTCGAGGACTTGCTGCGAAGGATTCGGGGGAATCAGTAGATGGCACTCGACAGGGAATGGGTCGACGGCCTGGTGGACGACAGCGGCTCAGGCGCTGACGGCACAGTGGTCCACAAGGCCGATTTTGTCCAGGTGTACGACGACGTCGATGCCGAGCTCGCGCGGCTCGACAGCGACGTCGCCGATGCCGTGGCCGGGACGGTGGGGATCACCTCGAACGGTACCAAGGTCACCGCGGTCGCCTTTCCTGCGACACAGGCGCCGTCGGCCGACGCGAACACGCTCGACGACTACGAGGAAGGCTCGTGGACGCCCGTGATCGGGGGATCGACCAGCGAAAGCGGGCAGACCTACACGACACAGGTCGGGCGCTACACCAAGATCGGCCGGCGCGTCTTCGGTCAGTGCTACGTGGCGCTGTCCGCCGTGGGCACCGTGACCGGCACCGTGCTGATCAAAGGCCTGCCATTTCCGACGCGGAATACGGCGAATCAGTGGGCGGCGGCGTCGGTCGGGTTCTGGGCGAATATCGGCTCCGTCTACGTGGTCACTGCCCACATCGCCCCGAACACGAGCGCGATCATCCTGAACGTGGTGGTCGCCGCCGCCGGCTCGGTCACGGCGATGGCAGCCGGCGCGCTCACCAACACCTCGGCGTTCATTGTCAACTTCGACTACGAGACGGACAACTGAGGCGCATGACGCAGAGCTAATCGACCTTCGGCTAGGCCGCGGCTGATCACCGCGGACCGACAAAGGTGACGGATGGCCTCCACACCCTGCCGATGCACTCACGGGGGCCGCGCGAACAGAGGCCGTTCGTGCTCGACGTGGACGAGATCCACGCGGAGTACGAGCGGCCTTTGTCGTGCGGCCTCACGGCAGGACCGAACCATGGGCGAACACATCGACATCACCGACCTGGCGACGAAGGAGGACCTCCGCTTCGCGCAGACCACCCTGCTGAAGCAGATCGAGACCGGCTTCGCGGGCATCAATACCCGGCTCGATCAGATCAACGGACGCGTGGTGAAGCGCGAGGTCGAGGCCGGGCAGCACGACGTGCGCCTCGGCGCGCTCGAGCGGAACTGCCCGCTCCACCGCCGCGGCGACCCGAGCGGCGCCGATTTCCGCGACCGGCGCGCGACCCGCGAGGACTCCCGGCGCATCAGCGAGCGCGACGTCAAGATCGCCGCGATCGCGATCGGCACCGCGTTCACCGTCGTGGCGTTCCTCTGGAAAGCCCTGCCGGTGGTCGTCGCCGCGGTCTCGCAGGGTGCGCGGCCATGACCCGCACCCTCCTGTACGTCCTCGACCACGTCGTGCCCGTCGCCGAGGCGCTGCTGCCGCCGGCGATGCGCACCCCGGCCGCCCGCGCGATGCTGCTGGCGATCGGCCTCCAGGAGTCCAGCTTCGAGGCCCGGCGCCAGCTCCCAACCGGACCCGCCCGCGGGTTCTGGCAATTCGAACGGGGCGGCGTCGCCGGCGTCCTCGGTCATCCGGCAAGTCGTCCGCACCTCGAGCGGGTCCTCCGGACCCTCGGCTACCCGGCCGACCCCTGGGCCGTGCACCAGGCGCTCGAGCACCACGACGTGCTGGCCTGCGTCTGCGCGCGCCTGCTGCTCTGGACCCATCCCGCCGCGCTGCCGAGCGAGCACCTCTACGACGTGGCCTGGTCGCAGTACCTCGCCACCTGGCGGCCCGGCAAGCCGCGGCCGGCGACCTGGCGCGGGTACTACGGCGTCGCCTGGGACCTGGTGACCGTTGACCACAAGGAGCTCGAACCGTGCGAAGACTGACCCGCGCTGTCCCCCTGGTCGTCCTGACCCTCCTGATCGCGACACCGGCGCACGCCCAGGACGAGGCGCCGCGGCTGCCCGCCCGGGCCGTCGCCATCGTCCAGGCGCTCTACGGCCAGCGCCAGGACCTCGCCCGCGGCACGGACGACCAGCGCCGCCAGCTCACGCGGATGATCTGCGAGCAGCTCCGCTGGGAGCTCGGGCCCGCGTGGGGGCACAAGAGCGCCGACCCGACCAGGCCGCCCTCGAAGGACGCGATCGCCTACCGCTCGCCGGCGGGCCTGCTGTGGGGCTGGGACTGGCAGTCCGGGTCCAGCCGCGAGCCCATGGTGGTCGAGGGCCAGGAGGCCGAGAGCATCCTCGGGCAGCACTTCCTCGACGTCTCGCCGGGGCAGAACCACCTGTCAGCGCCGGCGCAGCCGCCGGCGCCGGCGTGCGCCGCCGAGCGCGCGCGGATCGCCGAGCTCGAGGCGGACATCTACGCCCTGCACACCGGGCTCGGCCAGATGGGGCAGGAGCGCGACGAGGCGAGGGCCGAGCTCGAGGCCCTGAAGGCCCGGCCGGCGCCGACGTGTCGCGCGAAGCTGTGGGGGTTCATCCCGGTGCCCTGCAAGGTGACGCCGTGAGGCTGACGGGCGACGGCCAATCCCCCCGGACGATCACGCTGGTGGACGGGACGCACGGCGGCGCGTGGGCGCGGCCGGGGTCCGCGTTCCGGCGATTCCTCGCCGCCCGCGGGTTCGACGTGGCGCCGCGCACGGACTGGTGGTCGCTCGACGCGGCAGGCATCCCGTCGCTGAGCGCGTCGCGGAAGCACTCCGACTGGGAGATCGGCGGCGAGTTCCTGGCGTCCGGCCTGGAGCGCGTGCCGTACGAGCAGCGCCTCGTCCTCGCCTGGAGCCACGGAGGCCAGGTCGTCGCCTACGCGGCGCGCCGCGTGCGGATCGCCCGCGTGATCACGGTGTGCACCCCGCCGCGCGCCGACATGGAGCCGGTCTGGGATGCGGCGAAGCCGAACCTCGGCTTCTGGTCCGCGATCCATGCGGATGGCGGGGACTGGTGGGTGCGATTCGGCCAGGCGTTCGACGGCCGCTGGGGGTGGCGGGACGACGGCCTGGTGCATCCCCGCGCGGACGTCAACATCTCGCTCCCCGGCATCGGCCACGGGGGGCTCCTGCACGACGAGCGCAAGTTCCACTGGTGGGATGCGGAGTGCCTGCTGCACCCCCTGGCCATGACGGATGCGGAGCTCGGCCTCGAGCACCAGACGGTGCCGGCATGAGACGGTCTGCGCTGGCGCTGGCCGCCGCCCTGGTCGCGATCGCCGCCGCGCCGCCGCCGTGCCGGGTCGTGACGTTGCCGCGGATCGCCTACGCGCCCAGCGACGTGCGCGCGACCGTCACGATCGAGCGGCACGCCGACAACCGGCTGGCGCGCCTCGCCGCGAGCTCGGTGGAGTACCAGCGCGTCTCGTGGCTGCCGCTCGAGGGCGCGGAGGCCGCCCGGGTGCAGCAGATCTGGTGGCGCGCACTGCCGGCCGGCGACTACGAAGTCAGGCTCACCGTCTACGGGCCGGGCCACGTCGTCCGCGCGAGCGCCACCGAGCGTCTCGAGCTGATCGACCCCCACCGAGGCCCCTGACCCCTACGGCGTCACCGTGACGTTCAACGTCCTGGTGACCGTGCGCCCGGTGTCCGTCGTCACCGTGACCGACACCGCATAGAAGGCACTCGCCGTGTACGTCCGGCTCGCGACCGGCACCACCGTGGCGATGTCGTCGGTGACCCCTGGCTCGAAATCCCATTCGTACGCCACGATCGCGTCGCCGTCGAGATTGGTCACATCCACCCGGAAATCCACCGGGACGTTGACGCGCGCCGGCAGCGCCGACGTAACCACCAGCGTCGCGCCGAGCGTCGGCCGCACGGCGGTGATCGTCGCTTGCGCTGACGCCGTCCGCCCATCGGCCGTGGTCACCGTCACGCTCACCGGCGTCGCCCCCTCCGGGAACCGCTGGACGGGCATGGCCACGGTGGTCGAGGTCACGCCGGTCCAGACGTAGCCGGTGATCGCCGGCGGCGCCGAGTTGTCGCTGTGCCTCAGCGTGACGCTGAGCGACACGTTGTCCGCCGTCGTCGGCGCGGCCGGCGTCGCGGTGATGGACGCCGTCAGCGTCGGGCGCTCGACGCCGATGCTGCTCGAGGCCGTCACCGTCTTTCCGTTGGCTGTCGTGACGGTCACGCTCACGGGATAGGTGCCGGGCGTCGCGAAGGTCACGACCGGCGCCGCGGCCGTGCTCGTGCCAGCCGCGCCGAAATCCCAGGCATACGTTGAGATCGCCGGCGGTGTGGACGCGTCGCTGTAGCGGAGCGTGGCGGAGAAGGTGACCGGCGTGGTCGTCAGCGGGGCCGTGGGCGTCGCGGCGATCGTCGCCGTCAGCGTCGGTTCCGGAGTCGGGGCCGGCGGGCGCGGCGTGGACGGCGGCGGCGGCAGCTGGGGCACCGCGATCTTGACCGTGCTGGTCCCGACGACCTCGCCGGCGCGCGCCGTGATCGTCGCGTCGCTCGTGCCCGTCCAGTTCACCCTGGCGTGGCCGGTCTGGTCGGTCGTGACCTCGCCCGCGTCGAGCTCGCCTCCGCTCGCCGTCAGCGTGACCCGGGCGTTCGGCGCCACCTGGCTCGTGCCGACGACCGTCTCGATCCGGACGATCGCCGTGCCGCCCCCGACCGGGAGCTCGGCCGGCGAGACGACCAGGTTGATGCGGGTCGGCACCGCCGGCACGGCCGCCGTCGGGGCGAGCGGCGAGGCCGGGTTCGGCATCGGCCCGTCGCAGGCCGCCGCCATCAGGCACACGAATATCGACCACGACGAAAAGGCCTGTCGCATCGGATGTCTCCTCTGCTGGGGAGCAGGGTTATAAATGGGTTATACGACTTTCTTCCACCGCGCTTCGGCCGCCTTGCGAGCGATGTCGCTGCGCTCCTCGGCCGACAGGCGATCCGCGCGCGCTTCGCCGCCGGCGACGCCGGGCCGGCCGCTCTCTACATAGACCTCCAGCATGCGCCGCAGCACGGCATCGAGTGTCGTGCCTTCCTCGCGCGCACGGGCCTTGGCTCGCTGCACCAGGCCGGGCGGCAGGTCGCGGAGCATGTAGGACGGCATTCAGCGGATCTCCTGGTCTCGGACCATCTGCCACGCCGTGCGCCGGCCCTGGCACAGCATCGGGCGTCCGTACTGGATCATCGGCCGGTAGGTGCCGTCGCCGACAGGCCGACGGCAGAGCGCGCCGCGGGGCGCGCCGCAGTCCGGGCACGCCACCGCGGCGATGACCTTCTGCTCGCGGTGCTTACTCGCCATTGGCGGCGGCCGACGCGTCGTCGGTGGCCTGCCGCCAGATCGCGGCAACCTCTGCGACCGTCACGTCTGGATCATCGGCGAGGGCCTGCCTGACGACGACGCCGAGGGTGTCGTCGCTGGACTCGATACCGAGCACCGCGAGCTGGTCGAGCAGGGCGAGCGCGCGCGCTCTGGTGTCGTAGACCACATGGGGACCGTCGTACGCCGTGACCGCGTCCTCGGCCTGGGCCCAGTCCTCGAGGTCCACCCCCTCGCGGTGCGGCAGGGCAATCAGGTCGTGACGGGCCTGGCGCGCGATGGCGATGATGTCGGCCGCCTCGCGGGGGTCGAGGGTCTCGACCGCCTGCAGGACGATGCCGGCGGCCTCGGCGCGCAGCTCCAGCGTGGGGTCGTCCGTGGTGGCAAGGGTGAGGAATCGGACGGGAGTCGTTGTGGTCATCTCTGCTCTCTCCCTGAATCTCAGGTGGCGTGAGTGCCGTCTGTGTGATGTGAATCCAGTATAGCCGGGCCTATGCTTGCGCGCAAGCGAAAAGCGACAGAGCGGCGCCACGTGGCGCCAGATTCTGCTGCTTCGGGACTTGTTTCGGGACCCCTCATGACGATCGCCAGGTTCGGGCCGGATTTCTGCGATCGCGCCGTGTGCGCATTCGCACACCAGGTGCCGGTAACTACCTGGTAGGGGACGAGATCCGCCCGCGCTCCGGGCAGGCTCTTAATCTGCGGGTTGTAGGTTCGATTCCTACGCGGCTCACCATTTCAATCCAATCACTTAGCGGAATTGTTTCGGGACCCGAATCTGCGTGTGCTTCGGGAGAGTGCAGATTTTCGCTGCCGCTTGGGCGGCGCGCCGATGAGATCAGCGAGCGGCATTCGGGTCCCGAGCTGCTCGAGCGGCGCCACTTCGTCGGCCGCCACCAAATGGGTGTAGATCTGCGTCGTTTTCAGGTCGGCGTGGCCCATCAGGCGCGCACGGAGCGCCTCCGGCAGCTGCATCCTCGCGAGCTCGGTGGCCATCGTGTGCCGGAGGCTGTGGTAGGTCAGGCCGGCGCGGCCGAACGTCAGGCCGGCGGCTTCGACCGCGTGCTTCAGCCCGGTTTTGATGTCGGCGATCCGGCGCCCGTGATAGTGGACGACGTGGGCGCCGCGGCGGTGCGCCCAGGCGACGTCGAGCACGGCCTGCAGCTCTGAGCTCACCGGGACGACGAGCGGCAGGCCAGTCTCCCGGTCGGTCTTGTGGTCCGGCACGGTGATCGCCGTGCGGTCGCGCGAGACGTGCTCCCCCCAGCGCAGCGCCAGCACGTTGGTCAGCCGCAGCTTCGGCGCCAGGCCGCCGATCGCCAGCGCAACGCGGACATGCCAGGGCGCGGCCTCCACGACGGCACGGAGCTGCTCGCGCGTGAGCGTGCGGATCCGCTTCGGGACGCGGTCGCGGACGACGTGGGCGAAGGGATTCTCGGCGACGCCGCTGCGCTTGCGGTTCGCCGGCAGCAGCGCGACGCGATACATCTGGCTGCACGCCGATCGATAGTGGTTCTTCCGAGGGCCGCTGATCCCTCGCTCGTCCATCCATTGCTCGAACTGCTCGATCAGCATCGGATCGCGGATGGGATCGGCCAGCCGCAGGTTGTGGTACGGCGCATCCTCGAGCGGGTCCTTCGAGGGCCGCGCGCCCCAGAAGCCGAGAACCATCTTCAGGTTGATCGCGAACTGCTCCGGGCGCTTCAGCTTCTTGCGAGTGCGAGCGTAGGTGAGGGTGACCGCCGCCCAGTCGGAGAACCGCGGCGTCTCGGGGATGGGGAGCGTCTCGAGCGGCGGCAGGCCGGCCGCCTGGCGCCGGAGCTCGCGCATCTTCTGCCGCTCGACATCCTCGGCATCCTCCCGCGTGATCTGGCCTGTCGTCTTCCAGTGCCGCTTCCCGTCGAAGCGGAAGTCGTAATACCAGGTGCGGCAGCGCTTGGGGAGGTAGACGGTCACGGCTGTGACCAGGCTGATTCTAGGACCAGGGTGTTGATGGCGAGTAAGACTGACCCGACGGCGGCTCCACCGCGGGTTTGTCCGCGTCTGGCAGGTTGTCTCTCAGCGCCCTGAACGCGTTCGCCATCCATATCCCGAGTTCTTTCCCGTTTTCCCACTTCGGGATCGACTGACCGCCGCCGCCGGCGAGATACGCCTTGAAGAGATCCTGGGCGAGAGCGTCTCTGGTCATTGGTGATTAGCTCCTTTGCTCTTCGATTGTCCCGACGACGTCCATGCAGAGCCTGGGAATGCAGCGGCGGCGCTCGCGCCAGCAGGTGCAGGCGGCCCAGAACGGGCAGTAGTCAGCGAGAACGATGAGGTTTCCGGCCGGCCGGTCGACCACCACCCGCCGCATCGGGCTGCGGCGGCTTGTCCTTCTGTTCTCCCTCCTCCAGACCCTTATCCCCGTATGGCGCGGTCTCCTCACGCACCATGACGGTGTCCCGCAGCTCGCGCCAGTAGCGCTCGAAGCCGTCCAGGTGATTGAGCGTGGCGGGGCCGCTGCCCTTCCGCTTGTGCAGCCACTTGCTGAAGGTGCTCGGGGGCATTCCCATCTTGCCGGCGATCACCTTATGGCCGACACCGATGTTTATTAGCTTCCACACTCGTTTCCGGAGACGGTCGTCCGTCTGCATCCCAGGCAACGGTAACAGCCCAGTCAGCAGGTAGGGGCAGGCGCCAACAGGAATCCCCTGCGGGTACATATTGTGAAAAAAGATGTTGACTCAGGGTAACACAGAAACTATTGTTCCCCAAAGGAACGAACGATGCCGTACAACATGGCCCTGAAGGTGGCGATCCTGCACAGCCGGATGACGCAGATTGCCCTCGCCAAGCGCACCCGCATCAACGAGGCGCGCCTCAGTCGCATCATCCACGGCCACGACACGCCCACCGCCCGGGAGATGTCGGCGATCGCGCGCGCGCTGCGGCGGCCGAAGGCAGCCCTGTTTCCCGAGACGGACGACGCCGCCCCGCAGGAGAAGACCGCGTGATGTCGCAGCCCGAGGTCCGGTGCGCCTGGTGCGGCCAGCTCCTGCGGGCCGGCATCCAGCCGCCGTCGCACGGGATCTGCCGGTCGTGCGCGGCGACCTGGGATGTCCCGCCGACCTGGTGGCGCCGGCAGGTCGATCGCGTCGAGCGATTCCTCGATCGGCTCGGCATTCCGCTGCGGCAGCGCAGCGTGATCCAGCGGAAGGTGCGGGCGTGGCGATGAGGGACCGCGAGCTGATCTCGATCGCCGCCGCGGCACGCCGGCTCGGGTTCGGCGATTCGACGGTGAAGCGGATGGTGCTCGAGGGCGAGCTCCCGGGACTGAAGCTCGGACGGCGCTGGTACGTGCGGAACCTCACCGCCTTCCTCGACGAGCGGCAGCGCACGGTCGCGCCGCGGGTGGTGAGCGAGCAGGAGCGGATCGCGCGGCTCACGCGCGAGGAGGAGTGCCGGCGGCTGGGGATCCCCGTGGATCACCCATTCGCCTGACGACTGGCCCGCGCCGATCTGAGCGGGCCATTGAACGCCGCCGCCTCATCGTGTGAGCGCGCGGCGGGGTAGGCGGGAGAAAGAGGGGCCAGCCGTCCCGCGCCTGATGCTGGCCAGTTCGTCCAGCCGGTACGTGGCCGGCCCACTCGAACCTGCCGGGCTGAGAGGTCCGGCATGCGGCCCGTACAGAGCAGCGCCCCGCCAACAGTAGCGGGGCGCCAGGTTCACCGCGTGTCGCTCCGTGGGGGCGGAGCCAACAATGCGCATTCTAGCATCGAACCACAGCCATTCCGATCGATCGCGGACCTCGCCCGCCACCGATTCCGCCAGCAGCCTGCTCCAGCGCGGCGTCACCCGCCTCCTCGCGGCCTGCGAGCGTGGGGAGGTCGACCGCACCCTCAGCGAGCTGGTGATCATCCAGGCGGTCTGCGCCCGGCACGGCGAGCTCGACCTGGTGCAGGACCTCGAGCGCTACATCCGGGAGCACGTCCATGGGTAGGACCGCCATCCTCCCGCAGCGGGTCATCGTCCGGACCCTGGTCGTGCCGGGCCCCGACCGGGTGGCCACCGCGCACTACGAGATCCACGTCGCCCCGCACGGGGTGGCGCCGCCGACGGTCCTGATTACCCGCCGGGTCGAGCTCTACGCGATCGCCGCGGCCGCGGAGGGCAGCTCGGCCCGGTTCGACGTCGAGTGGCACGTCGAGCAGTCGGCCGACGGCCGGCGCCGGCACGTGCTCGACGCCCTGGGGACCGGCCATGGATAGGCGCGACCGACGGGACCGCTTCGCGATCGCGGCGCTGGCCACGAACGCTGTCATGCCCTGGGTCAGACCGCGCGTCAAGCGGCAGCGCTACTTCAGGGAGATCGCGGCAGCCGCCTACGAACTCGCCGACGCGATGTTGGAAGCGTCGGAGACCTTCGACCGGGCAATCACGCCCGGTCCAACCGCGCCAACCACGGCGCGTTCTTCCAGACGGGAGCGTAAATCATGACGGAGAGTCCATCGAACAAACTGGCCACGACAGTCCGCACGCAGATTGCGGCGGTCGCCGCGAAGGCCACGCAGGAGGACCGCGATCTAGTTACGGAGATCTTGGCCGAAGCTCGCAAGGGTTCATACGGTGTGGTGCTGCGGGAACTGAGCCCGCCAGCCTCCGCTCTGTTCTTCCTCGAGCACAACCCCCACAACCGCGACTGGCGTCCGGCTTACTCGCAGGATCTGGCCAGGCAGATTCGCGATGACCAGTGGCAGCGCAACAACGCGACCATCGCCTTCTACACCGACGGAGATCTCGGCGACGGTCAGCATCGGTTGGGGGCCATGGCGCTCGCCGAGCACGTCTTCTCCGCGATCATCGTCTTCGGCCTCGTGCCCAGTGCGATCGTGACCGTCGACACCGGATCGCGTCGGACAGCCGGGGACGCCGGCAAGCTTGAAGGGATCGTCGACTCCAAGCGCAAGCAGAGCATCGTGAAGACCGTGGCGAACTACCTCGTCAAGTCCGGACAGAAGGACGCAGTCCTGAAGTCCGAGACGGAAGTGCTCGCCCGCATCAAGCGCGACGATGCCGTGTTGGCGGAGGCGATCAAGGTCGGGGACCGCTCGGCGCAGAACATCGCGCAGCCGATGCTGAAGGACAGCCAGGCTGAGACCCTCGCGTACCTGTTCCTGCAGGGCGGATGGCCGACCGATTTGGTGCACATGAACCTGACGCTCTTCCAGTCGGGTCAGTCCACCGACGGGGAGCGGACGCCGTTCTTCGTCGCCGCGGAGTTGATCGTGGAAGCGCGCACCAGGCGTGAGCACGCGAAGCGGCTGTCGGCCCTGAAGGAGCTCGGCGTCGTCGTGGAGGCGATGCGGCTGCGGGTGAATGGCGTCACCGCGATCCAGAAGAAGCAACTGGAGAACGCGGTGAAGAAGGTCCTCCCGAGTCCGCAATATCCCTCTCAGGAAGAAGCCGGCGCAGCGTAGGCCCCGGCGGGAACGGGGCGACGCCGCATCCGCGTTGCCCCGTCCCCGCTCGCGGCGGAGCCATCACAGATGTCGAACCGTACCACAGTCCTTGTCACCATCGCGGAGCGGATCCGGAGCGCCTGGGCTCGTACCGAACACGGGCGCGAGGAGTGGATCGCCGGCACGCTCGACCTCATCGACGCGCTCGCGGAAGGCCGCGCAGCGTTCCCGTCTGATACGAAGTTCGGCGTGTGGCTGGTCGAGCAGGAGCTCGACTTCGTGTCGCGACATGACCGCGAGGCGTTGCTTCAGATGGGCGCGCACCGCGAGCTCGCGCGCCAGGTGCTGCACGACACGAAGCGTTTCTCCTATCAGTTGATCTGGCGCGAAGAGATGCTGCCCTGCATCCCTAACATTAGGGAAGCAGAGGATTCCCGAACCAACTTGCCGAATTCCGCAGATACCGACCTCACGGCCGGCATCTGCGACGATGTGGCTGCACACACGAGGTCCGCCGGCGCCGAGAACATCCCGCCGCCGGTCGCCCACCGTGAGCCACTAACCATCCGGCCACACGCCTTCGCCGACTGGCCGCGCGGTGACGATGTCTATCTCGCCTACGTGTCGTCAGCGACGAGGACGACGATCAAGGGGCTCCTTCGGGACTCGCGCGTGGGACGCGACGTCTGGAGGCTGATTCTCCAGAGCATCGACGCCGGATTCGTCACGGGGCACTGCTCCGTCGCGAAGCCCACGTTGCGGTTGTTGTTCCCGGGTGCGCCGGTCTCGTACTCGTGCGAGTTCGACCTGAGTAAGCCGGCGGATCGGCAGCGCGTCCGCGACGAAGTCTGGCCGGCAGCAATCGCGCGTCGGGAAGAAGTCCTGGCGAATCCGAGCGATCTGCCGATGATCGTGCGCCGTCACTGGCAGACGGTCAAGACCGAGGAGGACGCGAAGCGCGCCACTGCCCGGCGTGAGGCGGCACTGAAGGCGATGCCGTCCGACGAGCAGGAGGTCGTCCTCTTCGGCGAGCGTCTGTGGCCGCGCAACGGGCACGCCCTGCCGTACACCTACGCCGAGATCTGCGCCGCGGCGTGGACGATTCGCGACTGGCGGGCCTGGCTCCGCGACGACTCGCCGCAGTCCCAGGCGATCTACATCCGGAAATCCACGCGCTGGCTGCAGGAGTACGCGCGTCGCCCGGACGCGGACCTGCCACGGGTGCTCATTCTCATCAGTCAGATCGCCACGTACCTGCAGACCAGGCCGGACGGTGACTGCAGGTTCCCGATCTCGCCAAAAGCTAATGAGTAGAACCGGACGATCCGAGACAGTCGCGCATCGGCGGCCGGGGGAGAAGAACCCGGACGTGAAGTGCGAGTGCGGGTGCGGAGCCTGGTTCAGGCGGTTCGATGCCGATGGCCGTCCGCGGCGATTCGTGTCGGGCCACAACCTGCGGCCGGGATTCAAGCAGCCCGCCCTCTTCGACGAGTCGAAAGGCCGGGACGATGCCGATTGATGCCGCCAGGAAGGCGCTCTATCCGTTGAACTGGTCGGAGCTCGCGCGGTCGATCAAGACGGAGGCTGGCTGGCAGTGTGAAGGCACCGCCGATTTTCCCCGATGTCGGGCCGTTCACGGCGAGGCGCATCCCGAGACCGGGTCCCGCGTTGTCCTGACCGTCGCGCACCTCGACCACGACCCCACCCACAACGAGCGGCGCAACCTCCGCGTCCTCTGCCAGCGCTGTCACCTGACGTGGGACGCCAGGTTCCACGCGAGGAACGCGGCGCGCACGCGGCGGATGCGGCTCGGCAATCTCGAGCTGTTCGAGGACCGATGACGACGGTCATGAGCTGGGGTAACTCGGAGGGCGAGAAGGGCCGCTGCGACGCGAAGTGCCACAACGCGACGACGCCGCACTGCGACTGCATGTGCGGCGGCCGCTATCACGGCAGCGGCGCCAATGGAACGTTCGAGGAAGTCCGGCGGGAGCACGCCGCTGAGATCCTCGAGGCCGCGAAACGGCAGGCGGCGTCGCAGGGATTCAGCCTCGCGGCCGTGCTCGAGCAGCAGGACCTTTTCCGGGAGTCCTCGCGGTGACGATGGCCGACGACTGCCGCCGGCATTTGCGAATGCGCCTCGAGCAGAGCGGCGTGCCGGAGTCGCTCCACGAAGGCCTGGTCGAGTACCTCGTCGCACGCCGGCCGACGGGGTCATTCCTCGAAGCTGTTCTCAGGAACGACCTGAAGGATGCGTGCGCGCGGGTGGACGCGGTCAACCGCCCCTTTCTCTATTACCTCGTGTTCTTTCTCTACAACTACGCCCCCGGCAACGCCTGGGGCTCACCCGCGGCGGTCGAGGCCTGGCTGACCGCGACCGACGACCCACCACTCGTCTTCGAGTGACGAGGCACCCTGCGAAAGAAGAGGAGGTCTTCCACTGTGAGAACGATCAGACTCACCGAACGTGCCGGCCGCTGCCGATGGTGTGGCTGCACGTACCACGAACCGTGCGCCGCCGGATGCGGCTGGGCCAACCGACAGCAGACCCTGTGCACCGAGTGCGTGCCAATCGACCGGGCAATGCAGACGGCGTCCGGCCGCCGCGAGCTCGCCGAGTTCACACAGGAGCACGGGTTCCTCCAGGCGGTGACGCGATGAGTGACATCTGGACGGAGGTCCTGTCCCATGTGGAGAACCTCGTCGAGCGTCGCGTCTACCACGAGTACTTCGCGCAGTCGGCCCTGGTGTCGGACAACGGCGCGTTGGTGGTTCATGTGCCGTCGCCCCACGTGGGCACGTGGATCGCGAAGCACTACCGCAAGGAGATCAAAGCGGCGCTGGCCCGCGTCGGACGCCAGGGCGGGAAGGTCCGGTTCGTCGTGGGGACCGTCAACCGCCCAACTCAGCCGACACCCCCGGTCGCACCTGAGGAGGCCAGCAACGGGGGCGTCCCGCTCGTCAAGCGCCCCAACCTGCAGCGCCTGTCCGACATTCGGGCCGAGGCCACGAAATATCTGTGGAAGCCGCGGTTCGCGGTCGGCAAGGTGAACCTGATCATCGGGGACCCAGGCCTGGGCAAGAGCTTCATCGCGCTCGACGTCGCGGCACGCGTCACCGCCGGCAAGCCGTGGCCGGACGGCTCGCCCGGTCCGGAGCCCGGCGAGGTCATCGCGCTCTGTGGCGAGGACTCCTACGCCGACACAGTGCGGCCGCGCATCGACAAGCTCGGAGGCGACGCGCACTTCTTCAGGCCCTTGCGGACCGTCGGCGCCGGCACGCGCTCGCGCGGCATCCAACTCGCCGACATCGAGGCCCTGGCGATCGCGATCAGGGAGTCGCGGCCGCGGATGCTGATCATCGACCCGATCAGCGCCTATCTCGGCACCGTGGACTCGCACCGCGACTCGGAGGTCCGAGGCCTGCTGGCACCAATCGCCCAACTCGCCGAAGAGCACGCGATCGCCGTCGTCGGCGTCATGCACCTGTCGAAGAACACACAGCGCCAGGCGATCTACCGGGCCAGCGGCTCGATCGCCTTCACCGCCGCCGCGCGCATCGTGCACGCCGTCGCGCCGGACGATGCCGTCCATGGCCGCCGGGTCTTCATGACGGTGAAGTCGAACGTGTCGGCGCTGCCGCCTTCGCTCGCGTTCACGCTGAAGGACGGCCGCCTGGCCTGGGAGACCGAGCCGATCAAGAGCATCGACTGCGAGTCGCTTCTCGCCGGCGCTGAGGAGAGTCGGGCCGAACGCAGCGACGCCGATCGGTTGCTCAAGGTACTCCTGAAGGACGCGTCGCAGATCGACGCGAAGGTGATGAAGGAGGCGGGAGAGGCCGCGGTGATCAGCCCGCGGACAATGCGGCGCGCCGCGGTTCGGTTGGGCCTGACTCCGAAGCGAGTGGGCGGGGCCGGAGCTGATGGGCGGTGGGTCTGGGTGCGGTCGAGGGCGACGACGAAGGCTATGTGGACACCCCCGCGGAGGGCCCCTAGGAGCAATTAACTGTCCACATAGTCCACATAGCAAATCTGGAGCAATTTTGCGCGTTTTTGGCGCTATGTGGACATGTGGACAGTGGTCCCTTGCCTTAAGGAGGGAGATTTTCAGTGAACGGCCGAGGCCTCAGCCTCTCACGCACCGAAGCGCGACATCTCGCCGAGCACCTGCGCGCCGGCCATTTCGGCTGGTGTCCCGCGTGCGAGCAGATCGCGCGGCTTCTGGACAAGGCTGCGGCCGAGCACGCGCGGCCTGTCCGGAAATCCGAGGCGGAGTTGCTGCTATTGGAGCTTCTCGGAGATGCGAGGTCGATCCCCGCGATCAGGGCCTATGAGGCCGCGGCCTCCCGCCAGATCAGCCCGAAGACTATGTTCCGCGCGGCCGTTCGACTGCACATGCGATCGCAGCGCGTGGGTGGCTCGACGGGGTACTGGGAATGGCGTCGCACGCCGGGTACCCCGCGACCGGAGCCGATGGAGAAGACGGCTCAGTAGACGCGCTCTCGATTCGCGAACCGATCGCGTATGGGGGTACGACGATGAGGCAGGCAGGCAGGCAGGCAGGCAGGCAGGCAGATGACCGCCACCGGCCAAGGGATCGTCCGCGCGAATCGCGCTGACGCCGGCCTGGCTCTACCTGCCGATGGTCCGCGCGACCGGCGAGGTCCGGGAGTACATGGCTCACGCGAAGCATCGCATCGTCGGCAACATCAACATCACAGAGGAGGAGCGGCGCCGCGTGCTCTCGGCCTCGGAGCGCGCCTGGTATGCGGGCGTCCAGTCGTACTGTCGGCGCTGGGCGTGGGCGCATCGGGACGGGCAGACCGACACCTGGACGTCGGACGCGCGGAAGCGCGCGACGGTGAACGGGGACGGCGTCTGGCAATAGCGAGAGGAGGACCCATGACCGACAAGGATAGGACTCCGGGCTATCCGGACCGCTTCGAGCGGCAGCTCGGCCTGCTGCACGGACTGCCCGACGTCGTCGAAACGAAGCCCACGACGATCCGCTACATCGAGCCGCTGCTCGGCACCTCGCAGACGTTCATCCTGCAGACCGTGCGGCAGCGGGAGGTGGGCGATCACTTGTTCCTCGAATACGTCGATGCCGAGGGCAGTCAGCGGCTGGTGATTCCGCCCAAGGTGGTCGAGGTGATCGCCCGGCAGCGAGAGGCGCTGACGAAGAGCGCGCAGCGCAAGCATGGGAGGCGCGTCGCCGCCGAGCGGAAGGCGCGCGGCGAGTCGCCCGGGTTTCTGCGACGGGCCAGCGGCGAATGAAGCTCCAGATCGGTGAGGACCTCGCGCTCCCCGCGGCGGCCGTCACGGAGGTCATAGGCTTTCTTGGCCGCCGCGGCCAGGGGAAGTCGTACGCCGCGCAGCGGCTCGCCGAACTGCTCTACGAGGCCAAGGCGCCGTTCGTCGTGCTCGACCCGGTGGGCAACTGGTGGGGTCTGCGCCTGGCGGCCAACGGGAAGGCGCCCGGCATCGAGATCCCGGTGTTCGGAGGCCTGCACGGGGACGTCCCGCTCGAGCCGACAGCGGGCAAGCTGATCGCCGACGTCATCGTCGACCGCGGGATCTCGGCCGTTCTCGACGTGAGCCAGTTCGAGTCCGACGCCGATCGCGCGCGGTTCGCGCACGACTTCGGCGCGCGCTTCTACTACCGCCGCAAGCTGGCGCCGGCGGCCGTGCACGTCTTCCTCGAGGAGGCCCAGGAGTTCGTCCCGCAGAACCCGATGGGCGAGGAAAAGCGGGTGCTCCATGTCTTTCAGCGCCTCGCGAAGCTCGGACGGAACTACGGCATCGGCGTGTCGCTCATCAGCCAACGGCCGCAGGAGGTGAACAAGAAGGTCCTGAACCTCACGGAGCTGCTCTTCGTGTTCCAGCTCACGGGGCCGCACGAGCGCAAGGCGGTCGAGGGCTGGATTGCGGAGAAGGGCATCGACGAGGACATCAACGCGGAGCTCCCGAAGCTCCAGCGCGGCAAGCCGCACGCCTGGTCGCCGGCCTGGCTGAACATCTCGCGCGTCGTCAGCATCACGGCGAAGGGGACGTTCGACGCGTCCAGCACGCCGAAGGTGGGTGCGGCCGCGAAGGCCAAGGAGCTCGCGCCGATCGACCTCGAGCAGCTCGCCAAGGACATGGCCGCGACGATCGAGCGCGCCAAGGCCGAGGATCCGCGCGAGCTGCGGAAGGAGATCGCCCGGCTGAAGGGAGAGCTCGCCGCGCGCAACCGCACGCTCGACCAGGTCGACAAGCAAACGAAGCGCATCGAGTCCAAGCTCGCGAAGGCGCCGCCGCGCGTCGTTGAGAAGCCAGTCCTGAAGGACGGACAGCTCAAACGGGCCGAACAACTCATCGACCGGATCAACAAGCTGCACGACGGCTTCCGTCTGCAGGTGGAGGCGCTCGTCTATGCCGGCAAAGAACTCGAAGCGGCCATCGGTCGGACGCGCGTCGATGACGCGCGAGGACTACATGATCGAGGCGCACTGGCTGGAGGAGTCAGCGAAGTTCGTCACGCGAACGGAACCGGGGTCCGAACGCAAAGCCGCGTGGTATCGGAAGCTCGCCAGGCTGCTGGTGTACGCCGACGCGAACCTGCCGCCCGGGCTGCCGCGCTCGGAAAGGGCGAGCGCATCATCCTCCGGGCGGTCGCGCAGTACCCGGAGGGCGCGTCGCGCGAGCAGCTCACGGTCCTGACCGGTTACAAGCGTTCGAGCCGGGATGCCTATCTGCAACGGCTCCAATCCGCCGGGCTCGTCGAGCAGAACGGAACCGGCCTGCACGCCACCGACGCGGGCCTCGCGCTCCTGGGGGATGACTTCGAGCCGTTGCCGACCGGCGCGGCGCTCCTGGCCTATTGGCTCGATCGGCTGAGCGGCGGTGAGCGCGTGATCCTCGAGGCGCTGACTGCCGGCCGAACCGCGCCGGCGTGGGTCTCGCGCGACGAGGTCAGCGCTCAGAGCAGCTACGCGCGGTCGTCACGCGACGCGTACATCCAGCGACTGCAGGCGCGCCGGCTCGTCGTCGCGGACCGCGGCCAGGTGCGCGCGGCCGACGCGCTGTTTGATTGAGAGAGGGACGATGCTGACGATTCGAATCAAGGAAGAAGGCGGCCGCTGCCGTCTCTGTGGCTGCACGGACGAGTACGCGTGCCCTGGGGGCTGCAGTTGGGCCAATCAGCAGCAGACCCTGTGCTCGGCGTGCGTGCCACTCGATCGCGCGCTCCGCACGGTGGCGGGGCGACGTCTGCTGGCTGATTTCGTCCAGGAGCACGAATTCGCGCCGTTCCCACAGATGGGAAATCGCCGGTGAGGCTCCTCTGCACGGAGTGCGGCCGGTCGGTCTCGAGCGAGATCCCCGAGGACACCGTCGTGCGAGCCGTGCTGGTCTGCCCGGAATGCGTGCCACTGGTCTGGAGGCAGGACGAACCCGCCACGGCTGCGGCGGTCGCGAAGCTGGCGCGTCGCCCGCACCACTGGCGCTTCTACGCGAACGGCACGTTCTGCCTGTGGTGCGGGGCGGCCATCGGGTCCCTGGGCGAGTGCAAGCCCTGACGATGCGCGAGTGGCACCGGGCTTTGTTTCGGATGACCTGCGGTGCCGACGGCTCCTGCTGGATCGCCAGGGGCCAGGCCTACGTCGTGATCAGCGGCGTGTCGGGCTGGAAGCTCCGACGCTGCGAGCGGCACGCCGGCGAGGCCGCGCCCGACGAGCTCCCGGAGGACGTCGCGCCGGCGCCGCCTACCACACGGGCGCATGCCGAGTCTGTTCCCGCGGTGTTAGCTCCGCCCACGGGCGCGGCGAACAAGGAGTGAACAGGAGGAGGAAGATGGGGCCGATCGCTGTCGACTGGGGGATGTTCCTGCTGCCGGCGGGCACCTGCGAGGTCGTCTACGCGGAAGACCAGCCGCAGTACCACCCGCTGCCGTCGCTTCGGACGCCCGACGGCCGTGTGGTCAGCCAGTGGCTGCCGACCGCCGAGGAGCTCGACGCTCTGATGCGCGGCCAGCCGCTGACGCTCGTCATCCACACGTTCAACGAGCCGCTGCAGCCGATTCAGCTGGGTGTCGGGGGGATGGACCTGCGGATTCCGCGGGAGGCCGCGGACTCGTGACCTCCCCTGTCACGAGGATATGCCTCCGCTCCGACCCTCCGCCGTCGACGCCGCCATCCTCGCGGCCATCCTGCTGATCGGCCTGCCGCTGGTGGTCGCCGGGCTGGTCTGCCTGCTCGGCCTGCACTGACCCCGAGCGGCGCGGACCGGCCCCCGCCTCGTCCGGGACCGGTCCGCCTTCGGCCTACCGCTCGGAGCCGACCAGCGCGTCGCCGTCGTCCTCGGTCCGGAGCCGCGGGCGCTCCGGGGTGTCCGAGTCCTCGCGCGCCCTGGCGGGCTCACGCTCGCCGGCGTCCTGCTCGGGCTCCGGCGTCTCGAGATTCCTGATGCGGTCGTTGCGCTCGGTCATGGTGATGAACCTCGCGGGGTAGTCCGGGGCCAGTGTGCTGCGCATGCGCGGATTGTACCGGCGTCGGCTCGACCCGATGCCGCCGGAGCACGCGCCCGCGGCGGTCGTCGGGAGGCCGGGCCCCGGCCATCACCAGTTCTTCAAATACGGGCCGACGTGCTGGTTGAACGCCTGGCTCGGCGTGATTCCGTTGGCGATGGCGAAGCCGTAGACCAGGCCGCGCACGGTCGCGCCGAGCTGCGGCACGTCGCCCGGCAGCATCTTGTCGCCGCCGACCATCCCGCCGTTGCCGATGCCGGTCGCGGTCCCGCTCCGCAGCCCCGTGCGGGCGCCCACGGTCCGCCGCCGGCGCGTCCGCCGCCGCGTGGTGCCCCCCTCGGTCCCGAGATTTGCTGTTGCCATGTGTCACCTCCTGGAGTGATGAACGGGCATGCTACCCCAGGGTGGATACGTTGTATACACTGGAGAGGTGACGCGAGCGACGGAGTCCTGATGCCCACCCCGCCGAAACCCGCCCCGGCGAGTCGGGATCGGCGTCACCCCGATCGGCAGCGGCCGCAGCTCCACGGCCGACGCGCCACCGACCCCACCTTGACCACCCGGGACATCGCCGACCGCCTCGGCGTCTCCACCGGTTTCATCGTCGGGGAGATCCGGGACGGCCGCCTGGCCGCGCTCCAGCTGCGCCGGACCGGGAAGCGCACGGTCTACCGGGTGAGCGAGGCCGACTTCGACGCTTACGTCGCCCGCCACTGGATGCCCGCCTCCGACCGCCCCTCGGCGTAGCCCACCGAACGCACAGAACGCTCCGAGCGCACCGAGCGTACCGAGCGCACCGACGAACGTCGGGCTCCCCCGCGCGTGGCCGACCCGCTACGCTGGATCCCTCCCCCTTTTTCTCGACCGGTTCTGTCGCGCGTGTTCATTCGGAGGACGCTGTGCGGGTCGCGTGTGAGCGCTGCGGTGCGCATCGAGACGATCGTGCCTGGCCGGGCCCCTGCCTGGTCTGCGGCGCGATGGACGTCGTGCCCGTCGAGCCGTCCGTGTCTGACCTGGACCCCGGGCCCCCCCGCCTCCCGGCGGACACGCCGCGCGCGACGTGCCCGCTCGTGGATTTCCCCGTATGACGCCCCAGGACCTGGACCGCGCGCAGCTCTGGGGCGTCCTCATCGGCTTCGTCCTGGCCGTCGCGCTCTTCTGCGCCGGCTACGCGGCCGTGGAGCTGGCGCTGTGACCTCCGCCTTGGTCCTCTGCGCCGTCGAGACGGTGATGTTCTTCGTCATCACCCTGAATTACCGCTACGCCGCCAAGGGCCACCTCGTGCCCACGGTGCTCACCGACGTGGTCATCGCGATCATCGGGTTCACGCTGATCAAGCTGGTCGCCGACGCGACGACGGTCCTCGAGATGGCCGGCTACGTGCTGGGCGGGGCCATCGGATCGGCCGCGGGCATGCTGCTGACGCGGCGGCTGCAGGAGCGCGAGCCGTGACGCCGGTGCCACAGCGCGCGAAGGGGGACTGCGGGACCGCGGCGCTGGGCGCTGTGCTGGGGCAGCCCTACGAGGACGTCTACGTCGAGGCCGCCCGGATCGACCCCAAGCACCGCGGGAAGGGCGGCCTCTACAACCGGGAGCTCGTCGCCGTGGCCCGACGGCTCGGGATCCTGTTGCAGCCGACGCGCCGGCGGTTCGACGCGTCGTGCGTCCGCGGCGTGCTGCGCGTGCGGCCGATGAGCCGACGGTCCCCGTTCTTTCCCGAGGGTCACTTCGTGGCGCTCTCCGACGGCCAGGTGTACTGCCCGCTCTACGACGTGCGCATGCCGCTCGAGGAGTACTTGTCGGCCTATCACGCGCGCGCCTGCACGCTGCTCGAGGTGATCGCATGAGGCCGATCGACTGCCCCTCGTGCTACCGGGCGGCCGATCGCAACGCGCAGCTCGTCGTCGCCCTCCGGCGGGCCGCGGCGCTCCTGCATCACGCGCTGAACCACCGGCCGATCGCGTGGTTCGTGTGCCCGGAGCCGGAATGCCGCGCCAGCGCCGCGGCGGTGGAGGGCCATGTCGGACTGGCCTGACGACCCGCGGGCGACGAAGCGCTGCCGCGAGTGCGGGACGCTGACCCCGGTCGAGGAGTTGCTCGACGACCCGACCGGGCCGTCGTGCGCGGCCTGCGTCGAGCAGCGCGTGCGCCGGCAGCCGTGGACGCTGAGCGACACGGACCGGCGGCTGCTGCGCTCGCTGCGGATTACCCAGGACTGACCGTATGACGACCCCCACCACGGCCCCGCGGCTGCCCAGTCACTGCGACGTCGGGAGCGACATCCCCGGCGGCGGCGCCTGCTGATATGGCGAATCTCGCCTGGCGCGGCGGCTATTCGCACAGCGACCAGACCTTCGGGGCCAGCTCGCTGAACGTCTCGGCCGGGACCCTCTGGAACACGGCCCCGCAGGCCGGCGACGTCGCCCAGGGGCTGTTCATGGCGGGGGTGATCGCGCCGAGCGCGGCACCGACCATCGGCCTGCCGCCCGACTGGCTGTCGATCAACACCGCCACGCAGAGCATCGCCGGCGGCGCGTTCAACATGCGGATGACGCTCGCGCGCAAGGTGCTCACGGGGTCCGACTCGTTCACGTTCACGTCGAGCGTCAACGCGGCGCTGCAGGCGCTCATCGGCGCCTGGGACAACCCGAAGGCGGGCGACCCGTTCCACACCTCGACCCGGGCGACGTTCAGTGGAACGGCGAACGGCGCCGCCACCAGCATCACGACCGTCGAGGCGAACCAGCTCGCCGTCTACACCGCCTTCACCGACGGCAGCACGCGCACCTGGACGCCGCCGTCCGGCATGGTGGAGCGGATCGACGCGTTCGGCATGACCCTCGCCGACGCGATCCAGGTGTCAGCCGGGGCCACGGGCACGAAGACCGGGACGGCGAGCGCTGCGGGCACCGGGTCCGCCTACCTCGCGACCTACTACTCGGAGGCGGCCGCGGCCGCCGTCGCGTCGGCGCACTTCTACCGGCGCCTGCTCGGGGGATCGGGATGCTGAGGAAGAACACCGCCGGCCAGAAGTGGATCGTGTTCGCGTTCAACAGGACGACCAACGCGCCGCAGACCGGCGACGCGGCGAACATCACCGCGAACCTCCGCCTCGACGGCGGCGCCGCCAACGCGGTGGACGATACGAATCCCACCGAGCTCGAGGACGGCTACTACGCCTTCGACCTCTCCCAGGCGGAGGCCAACGGCGACTCGATCGTCATCTGCCCGGCGAGCACGACGGCCGACATCCAGGTGATCGGCGTCCCCGGGGCCGTATGGACGACGACCGTGCCGGGAACCGTGGCCGCGATCGAGACCGACACGCAGGACCTGCAGGCGCGGCTGCCGGCGGCGCTCGTCGGCGGCCGGATGGACGCGAGCGTCGGGGCCATGGCCGCGGGCGTCGTGACCGCCTCGGCCGTCGCCACCGGCGCGATCGACGCCGACGCCCTGGCGGCCGACGCCGGCACGGAGATCGGCACGGCGGTGTGGGCCTCGGCGACCAGGTCGTTGACCGACAAGGCCGGGTTCGCGCTGTCCGCGGCCGGCATCCAGGCGATCTGGGACGCGCTCACGTCGGCGCTGACGACGGTCGGGAGCATCGGCAAGCTGCTCGTGGACTACCTCGACATCGCGGTCAGTTCCCGGTTCGACGGGTCGCTGTATCAGGCCCCGCTCGACGCCGACGCCGTCCGGCTCGCCGTCGGCCTGGCCGCCCCGAGTCTCGACTCGCAGCTCGGCGCCCTCCCGTCTGCCGCCGACGTGGCCACGGCGGTCCGCGGCGAGCTCGCGCCGGAGCTCGTGGCGCTCGACGCGCCGGTCAGCACGCGCGCGACGGGCCTCCAGGTCGATGCGATTCCGGGTCAGGTCTGGGACGTCGACGCGAGCCTGCACACGACCAGCGGCAGTACCGGCGAGGCGCTCCTCGCGGGCGCCGGCGGCGGGCCTGGCCTCGATCCGCTCCTGAATGTCGTGCCTGGCGACTACCCGCCGGGGTCGGCCGGGTATGTGCTCGGCACGCACCTGGACTCCCCGGTGAGCGACTGCCTGCAGGCCGCGAGCTATACGGCGCCGGCCAATGCGGACATCACGGCGATCAAGGCGAAGACCGACCTGATCCCGGCCGCGCCGGCCGCGACCGGGGACATCCCGACCGCGGCGGCGATCGCCAGCCAGGTCCGCACGGAGCTCGCCACCGAGCTCGGGCGCGTGGACGCGTCGGTCAGCTCGCGACTGGCGGCGGCCAGCTACACGGCGGCGCCGACGGCCGACGAGAACGCCGCCGCGCTGCTCGACCTGGCCGACGCGATCGAGCCCGGGCTGACGCCGCGCGGCGCCCTCCGGCTGACCACAGCGGCCGCCGCCGGCGAGGTCGAGCCCGGCGCGACGACGACGGTCAGCAATGTGGGGGCGACGAAGACGCGCATCACGGCAACGACCGACGAGAGCGGCCAGCGCACGGCCGTCGTCGTGGACGTGAGCTAGGGCCGTGTGGGCGGGACGCTACTGGGCGCCGGCGTACTGGGCCGCGCGGTTCTGGTCGAAAGCCGGCGCCGACGTCGTCCTCGAGCCGACCGTCGTGACGCTGGCAGGCGCGGCCGTGACGAGCGTGACGCTGACGGCGTCGGCGACGAGCTCCGTGACGCTCGCGGCCTCAGGAGACTGACATGAAGACCGTGACCCTGATAGCCTCGTGCGTGCGGAGCGTGACGCTGACCGCGTCGATCGCGCCCGCCGTGCAGCTGCAGGCCTCGACGAAGCGAGACGAATAGATGGCACGCGAAGCGAACATCACGAAGGACCACGACTTCTTCACCGGGACGGATTATACGATCAAGTTCCCGGTGACGCAGGCCGACGGCGTCACGCCGGAGGACGTCTCGAGCTGGGCGCTGTCCTGGGTGCTGAAGAAGCGGAAGACGGACGCCGACGCGGACGCGAAGGTGTCGCGTGTGACGGGCGGCGGCGGCATCGTGATCAGCGGGGTCTACAACGTCGACCCCGACGTCAATACGCAGCTCGTCGAGGTGCTCGTCGCCGACTCGCACACGTTCGACCTGCCGGCTGGCTCGTACTACCACGAGCTGAAGCGGACGGACGAAGGGTCAGAGACCGTGCTCGCGTACGGGACCGTCGCGCTGCAGAAGTCGGCGCACGGGGACGGCGGGTTCCCCCTGGATCCGGTGGACATCCCGCCCGGGGGCGATCACCTGCGCCTCGTCCAGCGCGACCACACCGTGCCTGGCGGCCTCTCGTACACCGATGCGCCGACGGTCAAGGGCACGAACCTTAGCGAAGTTCCGACATCGGCGCTCACGGGCACGCTGCCGGATGCCGTGTTCCCGGCGACGTTGCCGGAGGCGAGCGCGGCCAATCTCACGAACGTCCCAGCAGCACAACTCACCGGTGCCCTCCCGACGCTCTCCGGCATCGCACTGACGGGTCTGCGTGACGCGATCGGCAGCCGCGCGTGTGCGCCGCTGACGGCGGCACTCGACGCGGGACAGTCGACGGCGTTCACGGTGCTCGGCGACAGCACGGGAAACGATGTCACTGACTGGGTGTACGTGCTGGCGCAGTCCCTCGCGGCGCGATACCCCAATCACACGGTGCGGCATCGTCTGTGGACCGATGCCACACAAGCCTATGCGGCTCCGACGGTGCTCCAAACAGGGCCGGCCGGCGAGCGTTACGTGAATTCGGCTGGCGCGACGGTCATCCTGGCACCAGAGGACGTCGGCAGCCTTCCCGGCGATGCTGATATTCGACTGCGGGTACTCCCTGACGATTGGACGCCTAGCGCGAACGCGAACTTCCTGTCGCGGTGGGCCACAGGCAAACTGAGCCGGCGGCTGATGCTGCTGACAAACGCGAAGTTGCACTACCAAATTTCTCGCGACGGTACGACGGCAGATACCGCGGCCCAGTCCAGCGTGGCCGTCTCAGACCCTGGTGCCGGCGTCCCTCTGTGGGTCCGCGTCACCCACAACACGACCACTGGGGCGGTGAACTTCTACACGTCATCCGACGGCGTGACGTACAGTGCGCTCGGCACCCAGCAGACGATCACGGCGGGCGTGCCCTTCGACCCCGACGACGATGCGTACGACCCGGTGGTGAGTTCGGTGACCGATCAGTGGGTCCTCGGTGCATCGTTTTCGGGTCGGATCTACGAGGCTGAGATCCGGAACGGGATCGATGGGCCATGCGTCAACCCTCGGCCGATTGACGCGTGGGAGGCCCTCGCAGACGGAGTCTTCGCTGGAGCCCCTGTGTTGGATGTCGTCAACGCGTCCCACCCGGGTGCGACCCTCGCGTACTTTCTCGATGCGACCCGTCAACCGAAGGTGTTGCAGAACTTCCGCCAAGCGCTGACGCTCGTGAACATCGGACACAATCAGGCAGGCCTGCGAGGGCAGGGATTTGCGGAGTACTACGGCTCCCTTCTTGCGGCTGTCCAGGCTCGTCTCCCGATGACCAACGTCGTCGTGGTGACCCAGAACCCGAAGGTCGCGCCGGCGACGCACATCCTGGCGCACTCGCTCCGACTGCAGCAGATTCACAGCTACGCGCAGGCCCACGGTTATGACGTGATTGACGTGTATCGCCACTTCGCTGCGCACGAGGACTTGGCGTCTCTCATGTCGGCTGACGGCATCCATCCCAACGCGACCGGCGGTGCGTTCTGGGCCAATGTGGTGGGGAACGTGCTGGAGAAGAGCTGATGCGCCCCTGCCTCTTCCCCGGTTGCACCGAGCTTGTCGAGCGCAGCTACTGCGCCGCGCACGGACGTCCGTCCGCCGCCAAGCGTGGCTATGACCGTCGCTGGCAGGCCTATCGCCGTCAGTGGCTGAAACAGCATCCGCTCTGCGGCGATCGCCTCAACGGCGCGAACGCCGAGCACAGCGTCTGCGCGCAGCAGCGTCGCGCGGTCGTCGGCAGCCACGTCGATCACATCGTGCCGATCAAGGGTCCAGACGATCCGCTGTTCTACGACCCCGCGAATCACCAAACGCTCTGCCCCGATTGCCACGCCAGGAAGACCGCGATCGAGAACCAGACGTCCGCCGGCGACGGCCGCATCACCATCGTCTGCGGGGAACCAGGCGCGGGCAAGACGATGTTCGTCGCGCGCACGCGGAAGCGCGGCGATCTCGTGTGGGACTTCGATGCGATCGCCGACGTGATCGCGCAGTGCCCGACGTATCCACGTCCCGCGCACGTGGCGACGGTGCTGGCGGCGATGCGCGACACGTTCGTGAAGCTGGCGGTGCGCGTGCCGGCTCGCGTGTTCATCATCGTCGGCGACGAGTTCGCGGCGGCTCGAGTGCACGCGACGATACCGAGTGCGCGGCTGGTCCGGCTGACACGGGCCGGTCGCACCCACGACCAGGCGGCGAGCGAGAGCAGCGCCGCGAGCGACGCGGCGATCGCGCGAGCGCGGAAGTCCGCGAGCTCCGCGATCGCCTGAAGTCCGGCGACCCCCGAACTCCGAGCGCTGGGCTGAGCTCGGCGGGGGAGGGGGGGGCCGAAATCTCTGGCGCGCGCGGGGCGCGTAGACCGCGCCGGTCTCCGGCGTGCGCGGGCGATTTCAAAAGTTCCAGGAGGAATCAAAAGTCATGGGGGGGATCGGCAGCGGGGGGGCGCGAGTCGGGGCTGGCAGGAAGCCGAAGTCCGCGCGGGAGAAGGTGTTACACGGCACTGCGACGGATGCGGACCGCAAAGCGGCGGTCGCGCCGGCCAATGCGCTCGTGGCCGTCGATCCGCCCGCCGACCTCACCCCAGAGCAGCGCGTCGTCTGGGACCAGCTCGCCCCCCAGGCCCTGGCCGAGCGAACCCTGGTCGTGGCGACGGCGGCGGCCTTCCGCGACCTCTGCATGGCGATCGTCTGGCGGGACAAGCTCGGCGCCCAGATCGAGCAGGACGGCCTGACGCTCGGCGGGACCCCGCCGGAAGCGATGTGCCCCAACTGCGAGACGGCCCTGGTGTTCCCGGCGACCGAGCTCAAGCCGCACCCCCTGCTCCCGGCCCACCGCGGCTGGCAGCAGCGCGTCGAGGCCGGCCTCGCCCGGTTCAAGCTGGCGCCGTTCGGGAAGCCGCTGATCGCGGACGAGAAGCCTACGGACGACGGGTTCGGCGAATTCGACGGGGTGAAGGTGAACTGATGACGGGCGAGCACGCAGCGGTCGGCGGCAACCCGGTGGACGCGTACGCGCACGCCGTGGTCTCCGGCCGCCTGCTCGCCGGCAAATACCACCGGCTGGCCTGCGAGCGGCACATCCGCGATCGCGCCCGCGAGAACACGCCCGGGTTCCCCTACCGGTTCGACCTCGAGCAGGCCGAGCGGTTCTTCCGGTTCTCGGCGAAGTTGAAGCACTACAAGGGCCGCCAGTTCGCCGGGCAGCCCGTCGTGCTGTCGCCGGTGCAGCGGTTCCGACTCGGCTCAGTCTTCGGCTGGCGGCACGTCGAGACCGGCCTGCGTCGATTCACGACGGCGTACAACGAGCTTCCCAGGAAGAGCGGCAAGAGCCTCGAGGCGGCGATCGTCGCCGTGTACGTGACGTTCTTCGAGCGCGAGGCGGGCGCCGAGGGCTACTGCATCGCGACGAAGCGCAAGCAGGCCGAGATCGTCTTCGGCGACGCGAAGCGGCTGGTGAAGGCCTCCGGGCTGAAGAGCCGCATCACGGTCAACGCCAAGAGCCTGTATCACGAGAAGAGCGCCAGCAAGCTCGAGGCGCTCGGCGCCGACGCCGAGACGACCGACGGCCTCAACCCGTTCCTCATCATCACCGACGAGATGCACGCGATGAAGTCGCGCGACCTGATCGACGTGATGGAGAGCGCGACCGGCGCCCGCGTGTCGTTCCTCCACTTTCAGATCACGACCGCCGGCAGCGACCCGGTCAGCGTCTGCGGCGATCAGCACGACTACGCGACGAAGATCCTCGACGGCGTCCTCGAGGAGGACGAATCCACGGTCGCCTTCTTCGCGTTCATCGCCCACGCGGACGAGGGCGACGACTGGTGGGACGAGCGGACCTGGCAGAAGGCGAACCCGCACTGGGGCATCAGCGTCAACCCTGAGGACCTCCGGAAGCTGGCCGCGAAGGCGAAGAACATGCCGTCCGCGGCCGCGGAGTTCGCCCAGAAGCGGCTGAACGTCTGGGTCAACACCGACCAGCCCTGGCTGTCGATCGACGGGTGGAAGAAGGGCCAGGTGCCCGACGACCGCGAGCGGTGGCTCGAGTCGCTCGAGCGGCGGCAGTGCTTCATCGGCATCGACCTCAGCTCGAAGATCGACTTGGCCGCGATCGCCGCGCTCTTCCCCCTCGAGGCGCGCCGCTGGGCGCTCGTCGTCGAGGCCTTCACGCCGGCCGACACGCTCAAGGAGCGCGCGCACCGCGACCGGGCGCCGTATCAGCGCTGGGTCGATGAGGGCTGGCTGCGCACGATCCCGGGCAATCGCGTCGACTACGACGTGATCCTGGAAGCCCTGAAGGCGCTGGCCAAGCGGTACGAGGTCCTCGGCATGGGCATCGACCCGTGGAACGCCGGCAATCTGATCAGCGACGCCGAGAAGGAAGGCCTCGACGTGCCGATCGTCGAGGTGCCCTACACCTTCGCGCACATGTCGGCGCCGTCGAAGGAATGGGAAGCCGACGTCCTCGACGGCCTGGTGGACGCGAACGGGAACCCGCTGATGACCTGGTGCACCAGCAACGCGGTGACCCAGAAGGACGGCAAGGACAACATCCTGCCGATCAAGAAGCGCTCGCGCGGCCGCATCGATCCGGTCGTGGCGGCGATCATCGCGCGGAAGCTGGCCGGCGTGCCGGAGCCCGAGAAGCAGGACGAGACCGTGGAGGTATGGGCGTGATTGGACAGATGTGGCGCCGCTGGCGCGTGAAACGTGATCTCCGGACGCTCGCCGGCGAGCTCTCGCAGTTCGAGCAGGCCTGCGTCCTCATCCGCGTGATCGAGCAGGACAAGGATCTCCGCCAGGCGCTCCGGCGCGCCCTGGGCATCAGCGTGGCGGGGACGCCGCGCAAGGGGGCGCGGACGTGATCAGCAAGGCCTTGGCGAAGGTGGCGCTGAGCGACCTCCTGGCGATCGGCGGGATCTCGTCCGTTGTCTACGGCCTGGCGATCCTGCATCCGGCGGCCGCCTGGATCGGCGCCGGCGTGCTCGCCGGATGGCTCTCGATCGAGCTGGGGCGGCGGGAAGCCGGCCGGCGACAGGAGTAAGCGATGGGCATTCTCAGGGATTTCTTCGAGCGGCGTTTCGAGCAGGGCCCCGACTACACCATCAGCGAGGACCCGACCGGACGGTTGCTGTCGTTCGGCCCGCCCTCGGCCGCTGGCGTCCCGGTGAGCGAGGCGCGCGCCGAAGGCCTGGCCGCGGTGTACGGTTGCACGGGCGTCCTCGCCGACATCGAGGGGTGGGTGCCCCTCAAGCTGCAGCGCGAGCTCGAGGGCGGCGGCAGCGAGGACGCGGTGGATCACCCCTTGTACTACCTGCTCCACGACCAGCCGAACCACCTCATGACGGCGTTCGACCTCAAGAACGTGCTGTCGCGGTGGAAGAACCTGTGGGGCACCGCGTACGCGGAGATCGAATACAACCGCCGCGGCGAACCCGCCGCGCTGTGGCCCCTGCGCACCGACCGGATGGCGCCGCCGACGACGAACCACGAGAACCGGCTGACGTGGACCTACCGCCTCCAGAACGGGGGCACGAAGACCTACGTGTGGGACCCGTTCCGTCCGCCGCTCTTCCGCCTGATGATCAACTCGCTCGACGGCATCACGGGGCGCTCGCCGGTCCGCGTCGTGATGGACGCGCTCGGCTCGGCGCTGGCCACGCGCGATTTCGGTGCGGCGCTCTTCAAGAACCAGGCGGCGCCGCGCGGCGTGCTCAAGTTCAAGAGCACCCCGAAGGACCCGGCCACGCGCAAGCGCAACGAGGAGAACTGGAACAAGGTGATGGCCGGCCCGGCCAACGCCGGCCGCACGGCGGTGCTGCACGGCGACGTGGACTACACGCCGATCGGCATTCCCCCAGCCGAGGCGCAGTTCGTCGAGCTCCTGGCGGCGCAGCGGCTCGACATCCGCGGCTACATCTACCGGGTGCCGGGCTTCTTGGTCGGCGATACCGAGAAGAGCACGACCTGGGGGACCGGCATCGAGCAACAGTTCCGCGGGTTCCTCAACGTCACGATGATGCCGCACTTCACCGCCTGGTCGCAGGCAGTCAAGCGCGACCTGCTGAGCGCGAAGGGCGCCGCGCGGCACAAGGCCGTGTGGATCACCGACGCGTTCGTGCAGGCGGATCTGCTGCAGCGCGTGCAGGCGCAGAAGCTGCAGATCGAGGCCGGCATCCTCACGCCGAACCAGGCGCGCGCGCAGAACGAGCTCGGCCCGCGGCAGTTGCCCGACGGCGGGCGCGATCCCGAGGGCGACGCCTACGTGCGGCCGCTCAACATGACCACGACGGCCGAACCGGCGCCGCAGCCGGAGTCGAAGCCCCAGCCCAAGAAGGATGACGACGATGAAAATTGAAGCCCGCATGGTTCACGAGCCCGTCAGTGTGCGGGCGGACGAGGACGGCAGCAAGAAGCTGGACGGCTACGCCGCCGTCTTCAACAAGGAGACGGTCATCGGCGACTTCTTCCGCGAGGTGATCGAGCCTGGCGCGTTCAAGGGCGCGCTGAAGGACGGCGACGTCCGCGGCCTGTTCAATCACGATCCGAACCAGGTGCTCGGTCGCACGTCGAGCAAGACCATGAAGCTGGTCGAGGACGACAAGGGGCTGCGCTACGTCATCACCATGCCGGACACGAGCGTCGGGCGCGACGTCCTGGCGCTGGTGGACCGTGGCGATGTGACCGGCAGCTCGTTCGGCTTCACCGTGAAGCGTGACAGCTGGACCCGGCCGACCGGACCGGGGGATCTCCCGCTGCGCACGATTCACGAGGTCGAGTGGCTGCGCGACGTCGGGCCCGTCACGTTCCCCGCCTACGAGGAGACCAGCGTCCAGGCGCGGGACGCGGCCGTGGCGGCGATCGTGGCCGCCGAGGCGGCGACCGCGGCGCCGGGCCTGCACCCGTCGATCGCGGCGGCCTACGTGGACATTGCGGAGGCCGAGTGCTGACCCCGGATTCGGTCAGCGAGCGGCGGAGCGGTCAAGAGCGGCGGCAGGCCGAGCAGCCCGTCGCCGCGGACCGCCGGGCGCGGCCGCGGCGCACCGAGGACGCCGGCGTGCAGGCCGAGTGGGAGGACGTCCGCTGCCGCCACTGCAAGCGGCTCCTAGCCAAGATCACCCGCGACGCCCTGACAGCACGGGCGATGGCGGAGCTAAAATGCGGGTCGTGCAACACGCTGAACTACTTGGTCGGGCACGTGGACGAGGCGACGACATGAATCGACGCGAGCTGCTCAAGGTGCCCGGCATGATCGGCGCGGCCGCCGTGGCCGCCGCGTGGATACCGTCATCACGGCGCTATGGTCACGTCACAGTCGAAAGTCACTTGATTCACTACCGGAGGACGGGTGAATTCCTGCATGTCCACCTCGATGGCGTAGACGTCACGGTGATCTGCGCCGAGGCCGACGATATAGCCGGCGTGGTTCGACTAATTCCACGCGACGACGCCGATTACCGGTTCTGGGAAAAGCGAGGTGTGATCGTGGGTGCCAGCGAGATCAAAGTACGTGGGCTCGTCCTGATTGCCCCAGGGGCACCGTTGCGCTAACCCGTCCATCCGTTAATACACTCAACTACCTGGTCGGCCACGTGGACGAGGCGACGACATGAGCGATCTAGCAAGGCTGACGCGCGAGCTCGAGCTGTTCAAGAGCCAAACGTTCAAGTTCAACGCTGAAGCCGACAAATATCTCGCACAACGCGACGAGCTACTCGTCGCCGTGCGGGCTATTCTCGCCAACCCACACGGCTGCCCGATGTGTGATTCCGGGGTCCTTCGGAACCCGACTAAAGAGCATTGGGCGGCGTGTGGCTTCGCGATGGCAGTGGCCGCTGTCGCTCGCGTGGAACAGTGACGCAGCACTTGTGTCAGCGGTGCTCGTGTGCCTGCGATTGTGGTCGCTCCGACGACTGCGCCTGGTGCGCGGCGTGTTGGCGATCCAAGGACTTTCGGCGCGACCTATTCAAACGACTGCAGGCGGCGCATTCGTCGATGAGGCGCGCCATTCTGGAAATGAAAAGCAAGGAGCCATTGAACTAGCCCGACCATCCGTCGTATACTGATGACTCCAACGCGGCACGGCGCCGCGTTCCACAACTGAAACAGGCTCTTCGAAGCCGACCTGAGGCCAGAGCGTGGTGAGGCCCCGAACTCACGCGATGCTGGCCTTTTGTGCGTACAGCGCACGGCGGGCCGAGGAGCACGTTTCATGGATCCCAAGGCCCTTCGCGAGCAGCGGGCGAAACTGATCGCCGACGCGCGCGCCATCGCCGAGAAAGCCGCCGCCGAGACGCGCG